TCTTCTATGTAATTGTTCAAGTAAATATGTGAGTCATCAGGTATCTTACTTACTATTTCCCTAGGAAGTTTAGTTACCGGTACACCCACGTATTCTGCAAGAATGCCTCGTAAAGGACTATCTAAGTATAGCGCTTGCAATATAGAAGAAGTCTGATAAAACATACCGGACTTTTTATTATGCTGTAAGCTTGTGCTCACACAGATAGTATCTTTAGCCTCCTTAGACATTTCAGTATAGTTTCCATTTAAGATCTTATTAAAATCTTCTAGGAAACGCTGTTCAATATCAAACACCCTAAACTTCTTCCCATTTACAACTATGGAATATCTGTAGGTATTTTTACTTTCAAGCATTTGTGTAATAGCTGAGTTGTCCCTCTTGATGTTTACAAGAACTGTTTTGTTCTCTTTATCAATGAGTACTTCTTTTATGTTACCCCACCTACCGAAATCATTAGAAGTGGTTCCAGTAAGGGGATAAACATAATAAGATATAAGGGAGAAATCCTTCTCTAGGTTTATAAAGAGCTTGAGGCTCTCTGTTGTTTTAGAATCCATATTGCTTAACTTTTTAAAAATTAAGCTACATTGAATACTATTTACTCAAACAAGTTATCTGCATTTTCTGACTCAGCTGATTCAAACGTGTCTATGTCTAAATCATTTGCAATAAATGGTAAATCATATACCATCTGAGTCTCTGGCATTTCTTTAGTTGGTACTGTCAGTAGCTTAACCATATCAAAGGTTAATGCCATTCTTGATAGTCCCTTAGAAATACCATATTGAGCCATGTATGCACCAGATATAATAGGCAACCAATTTTCCTGGGATACCCTATCTAACAAAGCTTTTGCTTTAGCTGGGCCAACACCCTCCATACCACATAATTCATTAGGCATATCAGTGGAGTCCCCTGTAATAGTTTGTAAACACAAGCTATACATGGCATCAAACTTATTGTATGTATACCAGCGCTCTACTGGTTTACTTGGACTTTCTTTCTTGTAAGGATTGAAGTGACGACCTTGGATTTGAGCCAAGTCTTTATCATTTTCTACTACAAGCACTTCGTAATCATATTTCTTAGCTAAGATAGCTAGGGCATCATCTGATTCGATGTGTTTTAATTCTACTGCACCCATCTTTACAAGCTCATCAATAATGATAGGCTTCCACTTGGTTACAGCTGGTTGTGTTTTTCGGTGTTCTTTATAGCGAGGTAAGATTACATTCCTATAGTTCTTATGTCCCACTCCTTGCACCACCATTATAAATTCATCACATTCACACTTTGCCAAGACTTCCTTGACAAAGGTATGAGTGTGTTCGCGAACCATTTCTTCGTTCTCTTCGTTACCTACTGCCCATTGGACATTAGCAACTATGTGAACTACTGGGTCGCAATCAATTATTGCTCTCATATTCCCAATTTTTTTAATCGTTCATGTAATCCAGGTTTTTCATCGTCTGGGATACTATCCCAGTACTGAGAGTATTCTTTAAAACCTGCTTTATATCGTTCTAGCTCTTCAATAATATTGAAAAAATCTTCTTGAGAAAGGATAGCATACGTACCTTCTGTTAGATACCTATCACCTTCTACTTTTAACGTCTTCTTGTGAAGAACCACTGCAATGCCACTTTCATTATTGTCTTCGATTTCCTTTAATAGCTTGATATAGTGTATATGCTTAGTACTTGTCTTAGCCTGTATTCTATATTCAAAAGCCTTAAATAATTCAACATCGATAGGGATAATATCTACCTTCTTGGCATCCATTACCTTATCTATCTCTGCTGATCTTCCTACCTCCACGAATAACTTTGAGTCATTGATTTGTTGCACTATACTTCTCTCGTAGGCTATACCTGCGAGTCTGTTACGTGCATCACCCTTTTCCACTGGATATTTCCTCCATAATTATATTACGGACGTATCTTAGATACTCTTAAAGACATAACCACCTGTATGAGTACGCTTCCCCTTCATTACGTTGATATTCTGTTACATTATACATGGGATAAAATTAAAGATTTAATATATCTAAGTGCGTCTTTTCCCCAACCTTCTCGTTTTGCAGCTTCATAAAGGTCCGTAGGGTCTTTAAACTCTGGATACCTGTCTGCAACTATAGGTATAAGGTGTGGATACTTTTCTAAATACTTAGCTTGAGCACGTACTCCGGGTGTATCTAGATCTAACCAGATAAACACATGCTTGTACTTACTAAGCGTAGTTTTAAAAAAGTAATCTGAGATCATAGTGTTTTCACTAGTACTTGCCACTGCATCCCATCCAAAGTGTTCTCTAAACCACATACATTCCTTAGTGCTCTTTGTAATAATACAAAAATCATTAGCGAAATCTAGTTGAATAGCACCTTCCACGTATCTATACGGGTAATTATTACGGAACTTAAAAGCTCTCTCTCCCAAGGGTTGGTAGATCTTATAAGTACCTAAGATTTGGTAAGCAATACATAAAGATTTAGGGTACACAAATTTGTGAGCTGACTTTGTAATGAAGTGTATTACTTCAACATCAGACACATAATAGCGTTCGCACATCTCTTTAGAAATTCCTAGCGCATCCCAATAATTTAGGAATGTTTTAGAGAATTTCTCTTTACTGGTAACTTTTATAGTCAACGGTTCTCGTATCACTTTAACTCTCTCCTTTTTTATAGGTTTAAACTCCTTATCAGGGTCTACACCATCTAAGCCTAGATTAAAATCATAGTTTATCTGTTTGTAAACATCATGTAAGGAGATCCCCAAAAATAAGTTTAAAAAGTGAAATACATTTCCCGTTTGTCCAGTAGCGTGGTCTTTGAACATTATTTTATGGTCCCGATTCGACTGAAACAGCACGAAACTAGGGTCATCATCACCATCTCTTAGAGGTGACGAATATTTGACTCCTATCTCCAAATCAGTACCTATGTACTCACAGTACACATCATAATCATCAACTAAGTTCAGCAAATTAGGCTGACTTAGTTCATTGTCTTTTATATATTGATCCAATTCGTCCATAATATGAAATGTTAGTCGGTTAACATTCCAGGAGCAGACTCTACAGAAGAAGTCTCAGTTGAACTTGGTTCTGGAGAGTCAAACAAAGCGCTTGATTCCTCCTCTCCGGTATCTACAATAGCATCAGGCACTGGGTCGGATGCATCATTTTTACCAGCTTTCTTTTCCCACTCAAGCCATTGTAATTTAGACTGGTCTTGTGGTACATCCATTGACTCTACTACTAGTAGGTCAGCGTTTGTAAATGGTATACTTGCATAGTTTGCAGACTTCTTTTGTCTATGAAACTTATGTCTGAATCGAGCTGTCTCGAAATTAGGGTGATTCATCAGAAAGTTATAAAACTTCGTAGATAGATTACTCATTACTGCTTCAAGGACATCTTCCTCGTTAAAGCGTTTGAACATTCCACTACGCTGATTTTCTGGATATATATCTAGCATAGCAATACCACCAATGGCAGCTTGAATCTCAGCCTCAGGGCCTAAGATTTTTCCATACTCAATGTATTTCTTTTTAATTGATGTAACATCCTTTAGGATATCCATACTACTTCTCATTGTTTTCTGGTCGAAGCCTACCATATTAGGATTGAACACTATGAACCCTGATTTAACATTGTCCACAATTCTGTCTTCCATTACCGCTTGCATCACTGCCTCATCTGACATGTCCGCTTCGATAACTAATTTTAATGACCCTTTCTCGGTCATCTCTGTGTCTGCTGAGAATTTCATCCCCTCAGATATACTTGGCTTAATAAAACCCATAACTTTAAATTTTTAATTGTAAATAATTACTCTTCCCACACTACTTCTACCTTACCCTTTTTATACTCACCGATCTGTTGGATTGCTTTGTAAAGGTTATTTGGTATTAGTAAATCATTAAAACACCCATGCGGTGTACGTGCTAAATGCACACCATCATTATTTGTTAAAAATTTATATTTGGTTGGCTCCTTATCACCTCCATTTTGTACTAACGTATGGAATGTGTAAGAAGCAAAGCTCGGTACGTCTACTGTGTTATCAAGTAGTTTCCCGGATGTTTTCATACCTATCATACCACTATCTTTCATAGCTGTATGTGTAAGTACGATGATGAATAGATCATCTCTTAAGTCCCCTAAAGAACCTACAAGAGCTTGATATACATCTCCTCCTAGTACTTCCCATTTCTGGAAGGCTGCATTCCCTGACTTTTGAGCCATGAATGTAGGGGAGAATACTCTCGCGTTTAAGAAATGAAAGAAATCATCTAGAACAATATACTTTA